TATCACTTCGCATGCCTTCGTCTGCCGTCATATCGCTGGGGATTGGACCTGTACCATCAGAAGAACCGCTGGCTACAGCTCGCGGTCTTCTACCACGGCCGCGACGGCTTTTCGATCAACTGGCTGCCCTGCAGAGAGCAGGACTGAATTGCTGAGTGCTATGTCCTGCAAACGACACAAGTGGAGCAACGGCCAGATGCGCATGCTGCCATACGTCATCCGCCGCGGCTGCCAGGAAGCCAACGCCGAGATATTCGAGAAGTGCTCGGTGTGCGGTAAAGAGAAGCGGATCACGCTGATGAATGTTCGGCGGCCGTCGCGACTCACCCCACAGTCATCGCAGACCTAGTCGGTATGACGTCCCAACCTCCCCCGCTCACCCCTGCCATGCTTCGCCTCGTGCGACTGTTGGCGCGTGCAGCAATGCGCCGGCAGCTTCCGCCGCCGCCAGCAAAGCCATAGACTGACCGCCCCATGGACTCCGCGGTCATCTACGCACGCTATAGCACCGAGCGACAATCGGAGACATCGATCGCGGACCAGCTCAGCGTGTGCACCGCCTACGCACAACGCCATGGATTGACGATCTCCCAAACATTCACCGACGAAGGCATCTCTGGCGCCTCTTTCGGCAATCGCCCGGGCGCCCAAGCGCTCGAGCAGTTCGCTCTTGGCGGCGGATGCGTTGTCATCCTGGTCACCGATCTGACGCGGCTTTCTCGCAGCAGCGGTGACCTGTCGAAGTTCATCGACCGGATGCGCTTCCGTCGGGTGCGGATCGTCGGTGTCCAAGATGGCTACGACTCGACTAGCCGGACGGCTCGGATGCAGGCTGGCCTATCCGGCATCATGAGCGAAGAGTTTCGGGCCATGATCGCCGACCGCACGCGGTCCGCGCTGAGCCTGCGAGCCGAAGCTGGGCAGCCCACCGGAGGCCGAGCTTACGGGTACCGGGATGGTGAGACAGAAATCGTGCGCGAGGTTTTCAGCCGCTTCGCCGACGGCGAGACGATGAAAGCAATCGTATGCGACCTCAACCGCCGCGGTGTGCCGTCGCCTGGCGCCAGCTGGAAGCGCACGAGCCGCGCGAAGCATGGTCGGTGGCTGGTGTCCGCCCTCCACGCTCTGCTGCAAAACGAACGATACGTTGGGCGCCTAGTCTGGAACCGGAGCGCCTGGCACAAAGACCCGGACAGTGGCAAGCGTCGCCGCATCGAGCGGCCGGCATCAGAATGGGTGATTCAAGAGATCGAACCGCTGATCGACCTTGACACGTGGGCATCTGTGCAAGCCAGGTTTTCGCCCACCGGCTGCGGCCGCGGTGGAGTATCGCGCTACCTGCTCTCAGGTCTGCTCGAGTGCGCTGTCTGCGGTTCGAAGTTCATCGTGTACGGCGGGAGCCAGCATCGATACATCTGCGGCACACGGCACGCCGGCGGCGAGCATGCATGCTCGAACGGCCTGACCGTCAAGCGGGAAGTCGCTGAGCAGATGATTCTGAGGCACGTGCTTGACCAGTTGCTATCACCCGAGGCGATCAGTCAGGCCCTCAAGGAAATGCGCTCAGCAGCACGGGAGATGCAGCCATTAGTCGATCCGCAGATAGCCGAGCTGGAGCGGCTGGTGCGAGAAGGGATCCTGTCACGCGAGATTGCAGCTCCCGCGCTGGCGGAAGCAAAGCGTCGTGCACAACCTATCGTGACGCCTATTCCCTCAGAACGTCTGTGGCGAGAGACCGTCGAGGGTATGCGCGAAGTCTTGCAGGGAGACGACGTAGCAGCTGGCAGAGAAATTCTGCGCGATATCCTTGGCCAGATACCGCTGACGCCCGTCGATGATTATCTACGCGCCCGAGTGCAGGCCCAGGAGGTCATGCTGGGTACCGGCACTGGTAGATGGGTTGGTAGCGGGGGCGCGATAGATGTCTATCTACCGACTAGCACGCGAAAACCGGCGCCAGGGTAAAACCACAATGCAGTCAATCGCTTACGCAAAGATGGGCTCGCATTGGCGTACAATCGGCGCCACTCCTCTGAACGGAGGTGAGCAGTGACGAAGGACGAACAGGACAAGGTGCGTGCGTTCCGGGATACGGTTGATCGCTTCCTGACCAGCGCCAGCAACCCAGGCCGCGCGTCTGCGGTTGTCAGCGACAACACGTCTGGCAGCCCCTATCACGATCTTGTGATGGCCAAGATGGAAGTGGACGCGATGCTATGGGGGCCAACTCCTCAGGAGGGCTCTGAGCATGTATAGCAAAGGCACAGAAGACCTATAGCCATCGCACAACACATGAACGTACTGAAGCCTATTGCCGACGGCATCAAAGAGAGCTTCGTCCTTGCCGCCAACATCGTTATAGCGATCGTCATGGTCGTCTATTCGTTTGTGACGCGCGCTGCACAAGAAACTGAACGGGGTTGAAGTCACCTGACGAGACGGTCAAAGGTGGAAGTGAAATAACGACACACGCCGTTAGGAACGAAATTGGCAGCGAACCCAACTGATCAGAAAACACGCGCCCAGCAGCTATATGACGGCATTCTTAGAACCGCCAACCGCTTTTTGTACGAAGCGAAGGGGTTTTCTGTCGAAGTGCTGAAGTGGGAAGACCCGTCGTTCGCAGAGGTCGCCGCCGTCAGCATCCGCATCGCGGAAATTATTACATTGATTGCTGACGACTTCGACCCAATGATGGGACAGAAGGCGACCGAATATTGTGAACTAATGCGAAAGATCGGCGTTGCTATTGAAGAAGACGACCAAGTAGCATTAGACCGAGCACTGGTGGAGTTAGAACGGAGGCCAGGCGTATGAACAAAGATGCACTCTATGACGAAGCGTTCGCGCTCCTGAAGCACGCCAATGAACTCTTGGATCGGGCGTTCGCCAGCATCAATCGGCGCTTAGAAGCAGAGCGCAAAGCGGCGTAGTCAGCGGCAGCATTCTGTCAAACCCAGCCCCGCTCCGGCGGGGCTTTTCATTTGCAGAACCGCCGGCTGCCTCCGATCGTTAGGAGGCCATGACCTGCCCCATTTGCCGCGACGAACTCTGGGTCTGCGAAGCACACCCAATGACCCCGCGGGGCGCCTGCGACTGCGGCGAGCCTGCGATCGCATGCCGATGTAATCCGGCGGAGGATATGCCGCCGGGGACGCGCGAGATATGCTTGATTCATGACGAACCCGTGCATCCAGAAGCAGCTGAAGTACCACACCCTCGCCTGCCAGGCCGCGATGAGAGCCCTAGAGCCGGGCAAGAGTCGACGCGAGATCCTAAATGCGATGGTGGAGACGAAACGCTGGTACCGGATGCATCAGAAGTATGGGGGTAGCGCGCCCCTGGTGTGGTCTCAGTCGTCGAATCCGTCCGTTGGGAAACCACGCTCTCGAAGCATCTGATCGGTAGTCGTCGCGCTCAACCAAAGCGTCATGACGATCTTCTTCGTGGACCCGCACCGGCCGCACGGCAGCAAGTGCAGTAAGTCGCCCACCTTCGTCTCGGGCGGATAGTCAGCGGCGGTCCTCGTGAGATTCACACGCTCTTGGAACTTGCACTCTTGGCACTGGTAGCAATACGCGAGCTGAGATGCCGCCTCGCCGAGCGTCAATGCTTCGCCGCTTCCGGGGAAGTATCCCATCAGCGCAGTTTAGCCATCAGGGCGGCCGGATCCAGATGGAGTGCCTCGGCATACTCCATGAGCTCAATCGCATCCAACACCAGAATGCCGCGCTCCACCGCACTCACGAAATTGCGATGGCGCCTGAGACGCTTGCACAGCTGCTGCTGAGTCAGCCCTGCCCTGAGCCTCTCGTCTTTCAAGATTGCTCGCAGACGTTCCTGTCGCTGGGTATAGAGTGATTTCAAGCAGACGGTCTCAAAAGACCGCCGCTAATAACCTTACGTTAGGTGATTCACGAAATCAGTGAATTGGCGCAAGATGGCACTATCCACGGAACCACGGGACAGGAGCAGTCATGATGCGACGCATCATAGGCAACCAAGCAGCCCAGATGAGTGATGAGCGTCTCAAGCAAATCAGCGAGCTGGTTGCTGCTCGGATGCAGGCATCGCTCGCTCTCGAGGGTGAGCAGCCGGTGGACTTGAGCCTAATAGCCGACGCAGCTCGGACCGTCACTGAAATCAAAGACCCTGCGCAACGCGAAGCAGTGATGCGATACATCAGTGCCCTGCACGAGCCTCAGCGGACCATATTTCTGAAACGAAGAGCAGGTTGGAGAGCGAAAGAAATCGCTGCGGCTTGCGGGCTGGAACTAAAATCTGTCTGCGCATCGCTCGCCAAGATGTACTCCGACTTGAGACAGATCATTAACAGCCAGGAAACATCTGTATAGCTAACCGACACAAGCTCCAAATGAAGCTAGTGCAGCAATAAATAATTGCGCATTACGTCGAAGAAGCGTTTGTGACCAACTGAGACAGTCGATACATTGATGTCACAACTAACAATTCAGGGGAGATGATCGGTGAGGGCTTACGATGTCGGAGCGTTTGACGGAGCAGACACAGCACATTACCTGTCTCTGGGCTACCGGGTAATCAGTATTGAGGCGTCGCCACTGAAGTGGGAAGAGCTTCGAGCGAAGTTCGCCAGAGAGATAGCTGACGGGCGATGCGACCTACTGAACATTGCAGTCAGTGAACAGGAGGGCATTCTCCCCTTCTACTTAAGCGAAAACCCTCAATGGTCCTCGCTCGATTACAAGGCGGCTACAAAGAACGGGGTGAAGGCAAAAGAAATATCTATCCGCGCGAGACCGCTGCGAGATGTGATTGTCGAGCATGGAACGCCCGATCTGATCAAGATCGATATCGAGGGGGCGGACTATCAGGCGCTGCGGGGGATGGGAGACGAGTGGCCTGCTTATCTTTCATTCGAGGCCAGTCAGGATGGGTTCGATGAGGCTGTGATGAGTTTGGTCGCGCGCGGCTACACTCGATTCTCCCTCGTGAATCAGCGAGCAATGCGCCCCGTCAGGATCCCCCCCGCGGGTACACTGGGGCATGTCAAATGGTCGACACGGCAGTGGCTAAGATGGCAACTGCGCAAGCATCAATCGCTCCACAAAGCTATCGCCGGCGCACGATCTAGCATGCAGTGGGCAAAGGGACGGCAGCAGCACCGAATAGATCCGTCGAAAGTCGCAACACTGCACCCAACGCTCATGCCCACCGAGCATTCCGTCTGGTACTCGCTGCCGGACTTTCTTTGGCTATGGCGTAACGTTGTGATGGGTGGAGAGATCGACTCGGTTTGGTTCGATGTTCACGCTAGCCGGAACTAATGACTCATCTGCTGCTGACGAATCCACGCCTGCAGCGCAGTCAATTGCGCTCGCGTCCGCTCGCAGTCTCCCCCGTACAGAATGAGGGGTCCTCTAATATCTGCCCCAGCCTGCACAGCTGATCCGAGTTCGGCGGCGGTTGCATCAGGCTGACCGGCGGGATTGGGAACTGCGGGCACTTGGCTACTACGGGCGGACTTGCACAACCGAACTGCTGGAGAAGGACGGGAAAGCAAATCAGTAATCCTACCCTGGAGATTGTCGCGTTCGGTTTGCCACTCACGGTCTTTTGCCTCTGTAATTTGCTGAGCCTTTGTCTCGGCCGCTCTCGTCGCCTCATCTGCCTTGCGCACTGCCTCCGCCATCTCGGCCTGAGCACGCCTATATCCGTCCTGGTCGCATTTGTGGCCGTAGTAAAGAATCGCAAAGAGCGCGACTGCGAGGCCCGCGGCAATAGCTATGATTCGCCAGTTACGGATTAGGCTGAGCCACATCGCAAGCTCGCCGGCTATTTCAACGGGATGACCTGAACCGCCATCGCGATGGATAACAGGATGACGGCCACCCACAGCGGGCACTTGCCCATGGCAGATGCGATCGCAGCGATCAACGCGCTGACAACGAGAAAGAACATCACGGTAATCATGGCTTCCCCTCTTTAATGCCGATTCTTCACCGAGTACTGAACCAGGAATACGAATACGGTATTGATGGATAGAGCTATTTCAGCCGGAACCGTGATCCCGGTTGCTTTCTCAAGCGCCCATACGGCAATGAGACTGATTGCGCCCGCGAGACCGCCAGCAACGACCTTGCGGTGTGGGGTGGAAGTATTCATTCAGGGCCAAGCTCCTGTTCGAACCATGGTTGCGAGTCGAATTGCGCGCACACCTACTTGCTGCGCCCATTTGCTATCGAGCATCGCGGCAGCTGCCAATTCCCATCGGCCTGCTTCGAAGTGCTGTAGCGTTTCTTTGAAGCCGAGCAGACCGAGACGCAGGTTAAAGTACATGTCCACCAGTACAGCCTGGCGCACTGGATCAAGATCGCGCGCCCATGGTAGATGAGCGAACAACTCGTTCGTGTGCTCGTGCAGGTCGTGCTCAAATAGAGCATCGATGATTGGCTCGGGAAGACGTCCGCCCTTGCGCTGATCGATCAGATGACCAATGCCTATCGTGAGATATCCAAGGGAATCGGAATAGGCGTAAGGAATGCGCCCCTCATGAAGGGCGATCAATTCTCGAACGTTCAATATTTCAGCTCCATACCGCGCTTTCGACGCACCCAACCGACCGTGAATGCAGCGATATAGAACACCACGGCCTCGGCGATCATTTGTCACCACCGATCAATTTGACGACGTTCAGATACCACCGTGAGAGCGTCTCTGACAGTTCGTTGCGCATGTCATGCCAGCGCTCGCGAAGGCCAGTCACTTCACGCTCCAGGTGCTCAACTTTGGTCTCTACGGCCTTCAGTCGCTCGTGAGCGGCGATATCATCGCGGATATGCTCTGCTAGGTTCTTTTCTGTGCGCTCGTGACGCTCGTCCTGCTTGTCGTCCCTGTTTTGTCCGGCCCAATAAATGACGCCAATAAGCGCCGCGATTATGCCAATCGCGACGCCGATGACCCATGCCGTGTCCATCAATCCTCGTCGTGATCCATCAGATCCAGCAGCCTTTCGACCTGCCGAACTTTCTTCACGCGATCCTCCAGCGTAGTGCCTGGAGCGAATTGCAGTTCGATCCTGGCCTCTGCAACGCCAGATACTGCAGTCACGCTTCCGCCCGAAGGATCTTTGAACCGGCTGATAATGATGTGTCCGCTCTTATGACTCACGGCTTATCTCCTGCTTGGTGCTTCGGAATCTTGGCGAGTTCAAGACGGATGTTCATCTCGTCGGTTTCCAGGCGCTGCAAGCGCACCTCACGCTCCATCTCGCGATAGGAAATGATCATCCAGACCGACATAACAATGCCCGCCCCAACCAGCATTGCCATCGCTACGACCAGCCCAACCACCCACGCGGCGACCTTACCGACGCTTTTGTCGATCGTTAGCGTCAGGCTGATGGGCGCCTTCGAGTCTCTCAAGTTCGGTAACGCGACTATCGAGTCCCCGGAGTTCGGTGTCGTGCCGGGCATCGGCGCTGTCGTGTCTGGCATCTGAGGATTCGAGTCTGGCGATGTCTCGGTCATTTTGCTTCTGCCTCTCACTGAGAGTTACCCTTAGTTCGGTGACGGAGCTAGACACACTCCAAGTCACCCCAATCAGGGCCACTATGCCTGCCAGAATCAATCCTTGCAGCAACTGCATGAGCCATTGTCTTTCATTTCCATTGCCGCCACTGATCGCCGTCATCGGTCCACCATATGGGTCGAAATCTTCAGGAAGCGACTTGTCCACCGTGAGCACCTTGCTTGCAGCAGATTGTCATTCCGGTATATGCACGTTCCGCCGTCAATCCTATGGGATAACTTAATGACCACACGCGCCATGATCCCCGCTTTTCTAATCCTTTCAGCATCAGCGCAGGCGGCTGACATACAGACGTTTGCGCCTCGTGTTGCGCAGGACGGGTCACAAACATGGGTCTATACAACAACGCTTCCAGTTTCCGGTGGAGAGCCGATGCTGCTCGACCGCATTTCAAAGAATCTGGCAAGCGCTCACTGGTGCCTGAGCGGCTGGGAGATCACCAACCGCATGGAGAGTGCCGCAACCCTGATCGTGGAGGGTCGCTGTAAACGACCTGTGCCTTAGGGCAAGCCACTGGATTGCTGCAACGAACGTGCATAGCATGGTGATATGCGATATCTACTAATCATTGTCATAGCAAGCTGTGTGCTGGTTGGCTGCTCAATAACTCCAACGCAGAAGAAATTGGCGGCGCTTGCCGCCGGAGTTCTAGTGGTTGGCGCCATCGCCGCTCATGATTCCGATAGCGGCCGCTCGATGAACACCGCGATCTCCGAACCAAGCGCTCCGTGCCATCCACAGCCCGACGGGAGCTGTCGCTAGGGAATGTTATCGTCAATAATCGAACGAAGCGCCGCTGCCTCGTCATCAAACTCTTTCATCATCGGGTCGTCAGCAGCAAGTAATTCCCTAACTCGGCGCAGCATCTTACGCTCCAGCTCTTCAATTCTCATAAGGCACGCGTCCCTACGGCGACTCTTCGCGAGGTCCCTCGCGTGCTGCTGATCAGCAACGACAGTACCGAGAGGTGACAGCAGCACCGCTGCGTCGTATCTACCTAGAATGGCCAGCTGGCCTTCCTTTACATGAACAGAGATCAGCTCTTTATCGCATGTGACGCGCGAAATAGGCTTCCGTGTTACTTCATCAAAAATTGTGAAAGTCTCCGCTATCTTCATCTCAGCTGACCCACAAGATTAAGAAGGGCCTCGCGCCAATACATGGTCTGAGCTGGAGAACTACCACCGGAACTGAAGTTTCTAGTTGTTTGTAGATACGCATCAATTGTTTGCCCGGCCGGAACCGCGAAGTCACGTGACCCGCTGAAACTGGCCCAATCTCCTGCGGCTGTGTATCCCTCAAGAATCTGATGCTGATTCCAGACCTCTGATCCGTTGATAAATACTCGCACTTGTATCCATGCCTCACCAACCGCTACGCCGCTCGTTGTATTGCTTATTCTGGCTTGGCCTGACCAGGCAACATTCACTTGCGTTGCCGTATGTACTGGCGACGTATAGGAAGCAGTGCCATTGAGACCGTTGACCTCAAAGACAGGCTGAGTTGCTACCGAATATGCTTGACTTCCATCAGCCGGCTCTACCGTTACATTCACTGCTGTCGCAGCGTTGGGTTCAATGTCTGGCGTCCCAAGCGCCTCCAGCGCCGTGCCAGGGCCGAAGTGCAGAGAGTTGACCGCAGCTCCAACATTAAAGAATGAGGCATCTGCGAATAATGTCAGACCGGAAATGGACACGGATCGCAGTTCGACGCGGTCCTTGTAGTATCGGATCCAATTGCCATCAAAAGTAATGGCAAACTCGGTCAATGTAGTATATGCACCGCGGTTGCTGCCTATTTGAGTTCCATTCTCAAAGATGTAAACAAGACCGTCATCGGCTGCATACAGCGCGTAGTCAATCGATGCGAAACTTTGATTCGTTATCGGGTCTGTATTCAGACCAATTATGACTGCCAGGTTCGTTTGATTGCACTTGAACTTGACGTGGCACGCGGAGTAAGAATCGATGCTATATATGTCAGAATCCCACGCGTTAGTGCCGCCTGCTTTACGTGCTGTCGTTACACCTGCAATACAATTTCCGCGGGCTACCCAGGGTGATGGCGTGACTGCATTTAACGGTCCGAACTGTAATGCGCTGATGCGCGCACCCGGATCAGCGAATGACGAGTCCATGAACAGCGTCAGATTCTGCACTGGGACCTGACGAACCAATGCACCGCCCTTGAAGTATTTGATCAGTTTCCCATCGTAGCGAACTTCGAAGATGGTGCTTGTCGTATATGAGCCGTGGGTCGAGATCGAAACGCCACTCTCGTATATCTCACAGATCCCATCGCTTCTCGCTAGCCATGTGTAGTCAATGCCAGTGTAATTTTGGTCTGTGGTAGGGTCACTATTGAGCCCGACCATGACAGACGCGTTTGCCTGGTCTGCTCGCCATGTAACAAAGCAGCCATTGAGATACTGGTCTGGGCTGTATACGTCAGAATCCCAGGCGACACTGCCACCAACCTTTCGCGCAACATCCTCTATGATCTGGCAATTGCCGCGCGCCACAAACCTCGCGAATACCGTGCCACTGATCCCGCCCGTTGATGACGATGGGAACCACGCAGACGTGACAGCACCGCGACGAGACCTCACCCAGTAGTAGCGCGTGACGCCACCGGTAAGCTGATGGTGGTACACGCTCCCGCCGACCGAATCGACAAGCGTAGCGCCAGTACGATCATTAAGGACCGCGGCGTAGATCTCGATGACGTCGAACGAGCCAACCGCGGGCAACCCGATTGTCAGAACGTTCTCAAGCTGGCCTGGGCTCACCACCAGCGACGTTGGCGCAGCGGGCAACGTATCCTCATCCTCAGCCGGCGTCTGCGTCTCTGGGACGTACTGGATGCGGTGCGCGGAGTTCGACAGATCCAGGGCACTGATATATGCCTCGTCGAGATAACCCGCACCTGGCGATGTCCATCCTTGCTGGATGAGTTCTGTCGGACCGACCGGCCCGCGGACCGGCAGAGGTGTCCCGTTGATTGGCACACTTCCGCACGCGGCAACGAATTTCCCTCCAAGGTCAGGTAGAGAGATTCCGGAACCGTCCAGCAGGACGAGTAGTCCGCCGGGGGATCCAGCGCCACCAGAGCCGGGGTACCAGGCTAACGGAGAAGCCAGCGATGTCGCGGCAGAGCTCGCACCGGAAAGATTGATCGATCCCGAAGCGCCAAATGCTAGACCTCGACAAATTATCGAGAGACCAGCGCCTGAGTTTCCGCCCGTACCACCTACAGACCTAACCGATGGTGTCGAGCCATCGATTTGGGACGATTGAATCTTGCCACCTCCGCCGCCGGACGTTCCCCTGAGATCGCTTGGGATACCAGTGAGCGATGTTCCGCTCACTACCAGATCAAGATATGGAAACGCGGAGTACTGCCCCTGTGTGATCGCGCAAGGCACGGTGCTGATGTTAATGCTCCGGCCTGACTGCCGAATTATCGCGCCATCCATGCCTCGGCTATTGCCGATAAACCCAGGCGCGCCCGCTTGAATCGTGTCGTAGCCCGCCGAATCAGCTACGCCGGTCTTACCTCTACCAAGACCTGTAATGTCGCCGTTGATGGTCCAGAATCCGCGCACGCGGATCTGCACGTTGTTGTTGACCTGAAGAATCGCACCGTCAGCGAGTTCTAGGTCACCTGGGTAGTAATACACCGCACTGGACGCGTTCATGTTCGCGTTACCGGTGAGGTTATATGTCCCGGGTTGAATGATACCTACACCGCCAACGACGCTGATCGTACAGACGGTGTTGAGATTCACGCCGACAGCCGTGTAGTAGGCATCGGGCAGCGGACTCGCGTCGGTCGTCGGTGCATCCACACTTGCACGCCCGGTAGACCCGAACAGTGAGAGCGTCACCTGGCCAGTAGCGAAGTCCTCAACCTTCTGCTGAATCTCAAACGAACGATCGATGTAGCTCCCCGAGCCCGCGAAGTCGCGCACATTCTGGAGCTTCACGCGAACAATGTCGCCGACCTCCAAACGGTTGAGACTGGGAAGCACGGTAACTTCCATGGTCTCGGGTGCGTACGTGTACCTATCCCGGAGAGCATCAATACGCTTCGCTACGATAGCATCGGTATGCCTGCTACCGTGCAGACCTTTGAAGCTTAGTTCCTTGATAATCTGTCCGGTGTTGAGGGCCACTGAAGCCGCATCGACAACGAGCTTTTCGCGCGTGAAGTCCTTGTCGTTGTAATTCCAGTTGACACGGATCTCGTTGAAAAGCCCGTTCATCTCATGCTTAAGCGCCGACCACGAGACCGTGTTCTTCTCGTTCAACTCAACGACGTAGGGCGCGTCGGCGAGCACATGATTCATCTTCTTTATTCCGATGGTTCCATCGGAATAAATGACTGGGAAACAGCCGAGGAGCTGATACAACTCGGATTCGAGGAACTTCTTGCCGTCCGTCTTTGTGAGACCTGCGAAGCGCGTGACAAAGCCAGCCGTATCTAGCGCCGGGTCCCAGAGATCGGAACCGAGCCCGGTGAAGTCGCTCAGCCGCACCCAGGTCGAGGCTATACCCAAGTGCCAGTGCGACGGCAGTGAGGCGCTATCGTTATAGAGCGTGCCCGTCAGGATTGCATAGATCAGCTTAGCCGCCGGTAGTTCGAGGTAGATGTACTCCTCTACCTTCGGCCGACGATCGGCATCCGTTGAGGCATCCACCTCGTGAGCGACTGCCTGAGTGTTCAGCACGCCGCGCGTGCAGCCCGTGAACGTGTCTGCCGTCTTTCCTGTGTAGCGGATGATCTCGTCATCTACCTTGATATACCCGACCGTCGAGCTTGGCCCATCGGAGTAAGACGGCCCATGAAAGACAGTGGAGAATCCGGTCGTCACATAGACCGGGATAGTCGTCGATGTCGCGGTTATGCTATCCCGAAGCGTGGTCTTCTTGGGCTCAAAGATCTCCTTTCGCTGTTCGCGCGTGATATCACGGCACTGAATCCGATAGACGCCATCATCGAATTCGACATCGCTGACGACTTGCGTCTGAAAGCGCTGGAAGGCTGTGAAGTCCATGCCTTCATAGCCAACGTACAGCCGCACCTCCTTACCGCGTAGCCCATCACCGCCGCCAAGCTTTGAACGAGTTGCTAGGGTAAAGGCCGAGCTGAGATCAACCACCTCGAACGACATCGCGCCGATCTCAGTGCGCCCCTCATCCGGCACGATCTTCTGCGAGAACGCCGAAGTAGCTTTAAGTGCGCCGTCGAATACCGTGCCCGGGACCGTCGTGATACCCGTATGCGAGGTGATATAGAACGACGCGACATCGAAGATGATGGCGACGACAAAGCGAGGCGATTTCTGCGGAGCAACGTTTGCATTGTGAAAGGTGACTGTGTCAGCTCTCATGTCGCGCGCACGCTAATTGATGCTTGGAACCAGTCAGCGCGCTCGGACCCGACACGCATGAACTCCTGCAGGTCATATCCTTCATCAATGCGCTTCACCGCAGTGAACGAAGCTTCGGACCCATACAACCGCATCTCGAACGATTCCCCGGATTCCGTGCTGTTGAGAAACTCAATGAGTTGATTGAGCCTGTCGCCATTGACAGGCTCGAACGTGATCGACCACTCGCGATCCGCTTTGTGATACAGCGTCTCGGTGGCTCCGCCGCGCGCACGAACCTCTGTTTTGTCGACCCGACGTGACCGCTGCTCAGTCGTGACGCCGATTTCAATCAAGTACTGCTGATTGACGATGTGATCAGCGAGCGTCGAGCGCTTCGCCGTGTAGCGGAAATCAGCCACCTAGAATCTCCTGCGCCTGACGGCTACCAGGGCCAAAGATGATGACGTCGCGGTCGTCGGCGGCCTCACGAATGCCCGCGATGATCTGATCCATCACGCGCTGGTCGAAGCCAACGTTGTTTGCAATAACAACCTGAATCGCATTTTGAGACGTTGCGCCAAACTGACCACTAGAACTCGATTGAGACGATGTAACGAATGCAGGATTGAGGGCAGTTCCTACAGGGGATCTGCCACCCCCCGACGTGACGTCAGCGATCTGCAAAGCTCCAGTAGCAGCGATCAATGCCGCCTGGATGCGTCCCTGTGCAAGAACTGCAGCCTTGGCCGCGGTCGCTGTTGCAAGCGATGCCGGAACACCAGGAATGAGCTGTGAGGCAAATGCCAGTTCTGCCGCAAGTTTGTTGTTGATCAGCAGTCGTTGAATAGCGATGGCCTTTTCCAGCACAATCGCGGCTATTGCAAACGCTTTGTTTTTTGCTCCAAGCGCTTGCAATAGCCCGACAGTCAAATCAGCCGTTTGAGCTCTAACTTCAATGGTTGCTCGCTCCGCATCTACTATAGTGTCATAGCGAGCCTTTGCTGAATCTTCCTCCAGCTTGTTCCGACGCTGGAGCTCCGCCTTGAAAAACTCTGTTGTTTCGCTAAAGATCTCTCTTTGATTCTGGGCCGTTTCGCTGATCAGATCATTATTGATCTCAGCCTGTTGCTCAAATGTCAACGCGATCGGATCTTGGACCGTGAGTGCGCCGCCTTTTGATGCTATAGATTGCGCCGCTACAGCCTGCTCGGCCTTGGTGCGCGATGCCTCCATGATTGCAACGATCTCGTCCTGAATCTGTTGCAGAGACTTTATCTTCCGCAACGATTCCTCCGCTTGCTGGAAGTTCGCCTGCGCAGAGGATTTCAGAATGCTGGTAGTTGCCTCGACAGCTTTGTTGACGTCTTCCTGGAACTTAGGATCAAAGAGCAGTCCGGGATTCGAGAAGGATGCCAGCGTTGCCGAACCACGAATAACTAGCTCATTCAACGAAGCGAGAGCTTGATTCACTAGCCCGGCCAGGCCGAGTAACACAGATTTAAATAGTCGAGCTGCGTTCGCCGCAATCTCAAACGCAGTCACAAACGTTCCGCCAAGAATGCTGCCCGCGGCAGTAAGCACCTGTGTGGTTCCAGTCAAATCTTGAATCTGCCGAGACAATTCCTCGACGAATGGGGCCAACCCAAGCGCGAAGCGCTGAGCGCCTGCCTTCGAGATGTCCCCCAGTCGCGAAAGTTCAACATTCGCCCGTTCGATCTGCTTAGTCTCGACGCGATTTAATGCGATGCTAAATCGCTGCGTGAACCTGGTCGCCTCATCGAGCGCGGTTCCGCCAGCCTGAATGATCGCAAACGACTCAATCGCGCTCTCACCCATCAGGCGTTCAGCAACCGATAACTGCTCACTTTTCTCGGTTACTCGCGAAATAGCATTTGCGTACGTAACGAAAAGTTGATCTGGCCTTAGTCTCTGTAGCTCGCTGATATCCAGGCCAAGTTTCTTTATGAACTTGCCGGCCTCACCCGTACCAGATGCTGCTTCACCGAGCCTCTTCTGTGCCTCAAGCAGCAGTTTGTTTGTTTGCTCAAGACCGACGCCCGCCTCCTGTCCCACAATCTGAAAGGCCCGCAAGGCTTCCGTGGTTATGCCAAGCTTGTCAGCGGTTTTCGCCAGGAGCGACGCGGCATCTGCCGCCTCTTTTATGAGGTTCGCAATGAACGCAACGGAGAACGCCTGCGTAGCACGCCGTACTGTTTTTTCTAGCGAACCAAATCGACCTTCGACCTGCTTGATCCGCTTCTCAGAAGTCTGATTCAGCAACTCAATTTGGCGGCCAAAACCCTTCAGCCCATTGATAAGACTAATGATGCCAGCGTTCGCCCTCTGAACTTCGACGGCGAAATCAACTGTTACTGTTCCGGCGCTTGCCATGTTTCTTCCGGATGTGCTCGGCTTGCTCCGGCGTCAGATCCGGAACAGAAGACTTAGATTGAGGATAAAAATCCTGCGGTGTTACAGCTTTAGGACGGCGGCGACCCTTCGGAACGGGAATGGTCGCGTAGATAGCGTTGACTATTGACGATGCGAGAACTCCAAGCTTCCAACGCTCCCAGTCGTAACCGAATGGCTCAACACGTGAGTAAGCAATCCACCGCGTGAACTCTTCGGAACTCATCCGCTGCTGCAACTCATCGACCGTGCAGCCGATGTGAAGCGCGATCCTGTGCCACAGCACGAGCTCAGGATCGCGCGCTAGTTTTTTTCCGACTCCTCACGCGCTTCTTTCGTAAGACCGGAGACTTCGAAGATCTTTAGGGCGATCTTCTGCCAGTCGTCCCCATCGATATCCAACTTGTCCGCATCGAGCTGCCGCCGCGATTCTTCCTTCGACAAGTCGTAGCAGATGGTGCCGTCTTCGTCGCAGAGCCCTAATGCCGCGATCTCGTGCATCGGTGGCATGTCACCCTTGGTTACTCTCGCGCTATAAGCAGCACGCTCTACCGAGCCCATCGATTTCACGTACACCGTGCCAGTACTGATCTCGCACGGATGCACCTTCCGCTTCGCCTTACGGAGAACTTCTAACGTGCTCATGGCGTCACCGTCACAGCGCCATCAACGGTCAATGTGAAGTTTGCCCGGTGTTCCTTCGCGTCCTCACCGGCATCGAACGCCTCTATTTCAAAGGTAGAGATGAAGGCAACGAAGTCTTCCTGACGGGCGTTGGAATCCGGATAGATGATTCGATAGTTTCGCTTCTGTCCGCCGGCAACGATCGAATCGTTGTACATGACTTGGTGTACCGTCGTGCCGCTGACGGTGGCGGCGTTTGACCAGTCCAGTACAACATTGCCCTCGCAGGTGCGGTCATTGAGCTTTCCACCGACGCTGCGTCGATTGGCATCGTTGAGCACGTTGAAGAATGCCGTTGTAAGTTCGTTGCTGGGTGGCTTGATGGACCCAAGCAACGGAACCTCAACGAATGTATCGGATCCCGGCGCAGGCAATGTGCTCGCCGTGCTCGTGCCGATGTACAGCTTCGCGTTTACATTTGCGCCATAGTAGGCCATCTCAGTCTCCAATAAAAAACCCCGCGCGAGGCGAGGTCAGGAATCAAACCTTTGAATGCTTTTGATTAAGCCGATGCGCCGATGATCACGACGGAATATGTGACGGACGAGCCGCTTGATGAGTTGGCGAAATTCAGCAGATCGCCTGTGCCAGCCGTCACAGCAACGCCAGTTGCATCACTGCATGCCCACAGGAATATTCCGCCTGGGCGCACAGCAATTCCGTCCGTTGCAGCAAGAAACAACGGCACGCCGTTCGACGTTGAGCGAGAGACATTCACGTTGTTCGTATTGCCAGAATCCGCCGTGACATACACGGCTTTGATGCGCGCGAATGTGACCGTGCCGTATGCGTTTGTAAGAGATCCCGATAGGTCAAGATCTTCGTTTGCCGAAGCCGACAGCGTACGGGTGTCCGTGAAGACGCGATCGGACTGACTTGCGCCAGTGCCGTCCGTCAGCGTCAACGCTGCACGTACGTCGATCGGAAATGTCGCCGTTCCCAGATCCAGCACGCTGGTATGCGACCCGCTGATCCCAGCCTTGATAACTGCAGAAAGTGCCATGGTTACTCCAATACGTCAGGGGTGTTCTCGGCCGTCACATACGGCACTGTGTATAGAAGGCGAACGATTCCGATCTGGTCTTCACTGTCGCCGATGAGTTCCTTGCCCGTGGACTGCAACTGAGCGGACAGTGTGCGACTACCAATCGTGAGAGGCGCTGACATGGCGACCTCAATCTCTAGAGAGATCTGGTCGAGCACATCATCAACGTCGTCGGAGACTTTGGCGTGACCCTCGATGATCAGCGGACATATACGATGAAACCTTGGAGCCTGATTAGATGATCCTAGCGTCACCCGAGTCACAGACTCGTCATTGCCGGAGTCAACCGTGAACACAGAGACGGATGGCAGCTCATCAGCATCCAGGCTATACACCCGCGATGGGTACACGCGCGAACCGGTCGTCGAGAGATTGGCGAGCAACACCGAAACAGCGTCGCGAATCTGTTTGCGTGCGTGTGCCATCAGCGTTTCAGGATGATGATCGTCATCCCCGTCCCGTCAGGTTCTGGCCGCTTGATGCGATACGGCTCCTCACCAGAGATGTTCAGCACCGTATCCTTCGGCAGGTGTTGAACATCACACGTGCGCGCCGTCAGCGCGGGCTGCCGAGTTTCGACAGCCTCCACGACCAGCACAAAATCACGATCAAAGAGTGCCCAGAATTCGCCGCCCTGATGACGAATGAGCTGACCGCCGAGCGACGTGATCATCGCCAGGCGGTCAGCGTCAGACTCCAACATCAGACGATTTTCTTTTTGCCGGCCGCGACGATGCTCGTGAGTGCGGGGCCGGTGACAATCGTGCCAACATAGCCCAGAAAACCGCCCGCGACCTTTTTCGGGTCGACGGCAATCGTCTGAGTGTTATTGGCCGAGCTCACCGCTGTATAGGTGTACCCGGTGATGTCAGCTGCGCCTGTACCGTTCGCATCGGTTGCAGACTGCAGCTTGCCCGTGATGCTGCCGGTGACAGCGCCGATCTGCTGGATCACCAGGATCTCACCGTCGTACGGACGCACGTCCAGCCATTTGCCGGTGCCGCTGGTGGCGGCGGCGGTATTCGCAGCGGAAACAGAATCGATCAACGACGTTGCCGTCGCTGCCGAGGCTTGATTCAACAACATGACTATTTCTCCTTCTTGCCGGCTTTTGACGGCACAGTTTCAGTTTTGGGGTCGGTGGACTCTGCCAGCGATTCGACTGGCGGCTCACGTTTGGGGGGCTCATCGACAACGCGCTCGACCGCTCGGATGCCGACAAGGAAGGTGACCATGGCGGGCTCAAGGTCAGCGGAATCGCCGGCAACTAGATGCCGGTCGACCCCGATGCAAACACCCCGCAGCGCCTTGACCTTCATGGCTTACGACAAGTTCGTCGAGACCACGAACGCCTGCGGATAGCGCAGCAGGACATCGACCATCCACATTGCGCGGATGCCGACTTGCGCTTGGTTGAACCGCGTGCCGCCGTTATCCATCGACAGCTCGAGCACGCCCCATTCGCCGATGACGACCTCATCCCACGAGCCGAAGATGAGGTTGCCAGACGCGAGCTGCTCGCTGGCCATGCCGCGGAACCCGACGCAGGTACCGTCCAGGATGTTTCCTTCCCACAGCGGCGTATCGGTGTTCGTGAAGCGGGAGCGCTGCATGAGCACCGCTGCGCCGGCGGCATTCGTCACCCAACCCGGATTGCCGCGAATGGCGTTCGATCCTGCCGCCGTCGAGACGAAGGCGAGAACCTTTGCATAGGTAGCAGTAGCCGAATCCTGACCCGTCGTAACGCCGGTCGTATTTTTGATACCCAGCGGCTGCGCGCCGCCCGTACCGTTGATCACCGCTGCGTCGACACCGTCGATCGCGACGTCGCTCGCAAGATCGGCCATGACGAACGCTTCCGCCGACGGCGACGACTGAGCCAGCAACTGTTCGGATACATCCGTGATCGCGATACAGGTTTTCGGCGTCATGCTGAGCTGACCGAGCGCCTGATCGGCCGCGGTCACACTTGTGCCTTCACCGCCCTGCCAGGTCACAGAGACTTTGCCGGTCTGACGCGGGAATGTGACGTTGCCCTGCAGGCCGGACAGTACGCGAGCGCCCATGGTCATGGACACGCTGCGATTCCGCAGGATATCGATGAAGCCCATGTTCTGGACGTTCACCAGGTACCCACCCTTTGAGCCGGGTGTCGTGGCCATAGCGCGCGCCGCTTCCGCCCCGATCGGACGTTGCAACACTTCCGCAGGAACCAGAATGCTGGTGGTGAGCTCGCGCTTGAGCTGCTTGGCGACGGAGTGCGAGCACTCCAATTCGAAGCGCGCTTCTTCCATGAACTTGGGATTCTGATGCCCGTAACGCATAGCTCGAATCGCGCGGAACAGGCTGTACTGATTCGTTTCCCTCGAAGTCAGCCCCAAGGTCGTCGCCGCCAACGGCTTCTGCTTACCGCGCTCCTCCATGACGCGCAGGATCTCCGCAGAGACGCCCTTGTCGCCCTCGATGCGCGTGCCGTCTTCGACCCACTTCTGTTGGGTGCGTGCATCGATCTTGTAGGCCGTGCACAGATTCTCGATGGCCTTAATGCGCTCACGCTCCACCGCGATCGGGTCAGGGGTCTTGTCGGCGCTTGCGCCCGCCGCGGCGTTTTCGTCAGCCATTTTGGCTCCTTGAGCGGCGGGTTGCGCCGTGGTTGTTGAAACAGAAACATTGGGAATCCGCTCTGCGCGGGTTTCGATCTCGCCTGATTGCCGGCCGATGCCGACACTCGGGTCTGCTGGAATACCGACCAGGCTCGCCTCTAGCGGCTCCCAGTCAGTCACTCGATAGGTGTCCTCAGTGTCGGTCGACTTTTCGAGTACCATTTCGTGCACCCGATAGCCGGTCGAAACATTCACAAGAATTCCGTCGTCAACGTCGCGCAGTTTCTCGCTGGCGTCCGCGCCGCGACTGAATCGAGCGACCGCCCTTCCGACCTTTCCCTTTCCATCGATACGCGCTGTTTCGATGATCCCAATCACTTCACGTTGGTCATGTCCCATCAGAAGCGGAGCGCGACCGCTCTCCATGAAATCCATGCGAACAGACTTCGGGTTGTGGTCGAGGATTTCAGTACCGAACCACCGCTTGTATGGGTATTCGGACGAGAACGATAGATTTCGCTTGCGTGTGTCTTCAGCCATTGCCGCGCACCTCGAAGCAAGCGGACGTATGCAGCACGCAATCTCGCTTCTCGAACTCCTTTGCGTGCTTGGCAAAGAACTGCTTCGCCTTTTCTTCGTCAATGTTTCCTACGGTCAACTTGTGGCCGTTCGGAAACTCGATCACGGCTTTGCGTGTTTCGCCGTCATAGTTCAGCGTGGGTTCGCTCATCTCTTGCTCCCAAAAGAGAAAACCCGGCTTTTGGCCGGGTTCTCTGGTTGGTCAGTTTCCTGAGTGGTTTTCTCAGGCTGGTCGTCGGGTGGTGGATCTGCTGATTTCTTGGCTGCCGCATCCGCGGTGTAGATCTCCGGTGAAGTGTCGAACACAAGCCCCTTTTCCTTGGCCATCTTTATCTCCAACGCGCGCTCATCGAAGATATCCTCGATGTCACGCCCGCCAGATGTCGCGGCAATCACATCACTCTGCGTCGTGAGACCGGCCTTGATCGCTTCCTTGAATGCTTCAACTTCCTTCGTCGGGTCCACCCAGGTCCAGCCGCGCGGCTTGTAACGAACAGCCTGAAACTTCCGCGGGTCAAGCGCGTACTGGACCGGCAGGATGCTCTTAACTGTTCCAGACAAGATCGCAGCCGCGAGCCATTCCTTATGAATGATGTTTCTAAAGTCTGTTATGAACCACGACTGATAGAAGCGCCACATATCTCGATCATCGAGAAGAGCGAGCCGGGATGAACTGTAGTTGCTCTGTGAGTAGTCACGAGAGAGCGATTCAAAGCTCACTCCAATGCCCGCAGCAACCTCACGCAACATCGCGCGCATGAAGGCTTCGTAGACGCTGTTCGGCGCGGTCGACGGAGGCATCACCGGTTCTTCTCCGGGGTTAAGCCGTTTCCAGACACCTGGCTCAGTCTCTTCTTGGTAGCTCCCGTCTGCCTGCAGTTCGCCGAAGCTCTCGCCGTCCTCGGGTGTCTTGATCCACCCGGACGTACTCGCCTGAGCACGAGCCTTGACAATCTCTGCTTCGCTATAGCCTTCCATGTCATTCAGGCGGCGAGCGGCCGCATGCAACCACGGCTCGCCACGGGTCTGCGGCCAACGATCGATCACGGCCAAATGTATGATCTGATCAGCGGGAACGCGCTCGATCTCATCAATACGTGCCCCCGTCCAGCGAATCTCGCCAGGATGGCGCCTGCGGATGTAGTAAGCGACCGGCCGGTAGAACTCATCGACCTCGACACCCATCCGGATGTGATTCGTCGAACTCGCCACTATCGACGGCGACGCAAGTTCATCGGCGATACGCTCAGGCTCGATCAGTTCAAGCGCGTACGGAACATTGCTGGAGCCGAAGCGCCGATAGTGTTTGCGAATGATGCACTCGCCGGCATCAAATACCTGACCCATGGCGGCACGCTCAAGGTGCTTGAATGCTAGGCGCCCACCGGTGTGACAATTACTGGCCTCTGACCAGTCCGCCCACTCGCTTTCGATCTCGTCATTGACGCGAGTATTCAGTTGGTCGCGAGTTGTCATCACCTGAGCCTGCATACCGATGCCGGTGCCGATGACGTTGTTCACGACGATGACACGCGCCCGCTTGGCGAAGCTCGCATCCCTAATCAGTTGGCGCGATCGTGCGCGAAGCGTCGTCAACGACGAAACGAGTTCGGCGTCTGCGCTTGAATTAGAGGTGCGCCAATCTGCTGTAAGTCGCGAGTTCCTGCTAGCGGCGTACTGACGCGTGCGCAATCCTGTGGAAACACGGCTCGTTGTTGCCTGCTTCTGCTGAAGGTATCCAGCGATAGCCTTCACGAGCTGGAGATTGCGCCAATCAGCCACGGCCGAACCTCACATTAATGTGCCGACCGCGTCCGGCCTTTTCGCCGCCCTGCTCTTCGGTCTTCACTTCCTGCTTCAGCTGATCGCGCCATTGGCGCAACTCAGGCAGCGGAGTCCGAGAGAGAGAGCGACCATTGATCGACATCGCGAGTTGATCGCTAGTTGCGCGCCCGAGCAGCGTTGCATTGAGGGCATCAAGCAGCTTTCGTGCATCCGAGCGCGGATCATGCGTGCCGGCGGCGGCCGGATCCGCGATGACTTCGGCCCAACCCGTCTCCACCGTGTAAACGCTCGTGCCATCGCTGACGCGAATCGACCACTTGTAACGCCCCGGCTCCTTGCCTGCCGTCGTTGCCGCGTCAATCGAGAACGCGTGATCGATGCCATCGTCGCTCGCGGTCGAGTTGAATGTCGCGGTCGCGTTCTCGAAGTAGATCGAAGCGTCCCAGGTCGGCGCGGCGTAGTCGCCGTGCGAGAACGTGAAGGCCCACGTATCGCCTGCGATCAGCTTTGCCGGAATCGTTACGCTCAAGTCACCAACTCCTTACCCAGTTCTTGCGACGGGGAATCAAAGCGCGCGCCTTCGGCAGCTCGGTTTTCGCAACTGGCGCCGCCTCCACCTCTTCCGCCTCGGCCTCTGCCTTCGGCGGCTCAGGCAATCGCGCCCACCGCGGAGGATTACTCCAGTCGATCTTGTCGGCCTTCAGCACCTTGCATGCCACGCGGTTGTATACATGCAGATCGAATGCTTCGTTCGGCTCGCGTCCCGTGTTCTTCCAGCCCTTCTCGGTGCGAGTCTCGGCTGAGAGTTCCGAGAAGAAGCCTTCATCCAACCACTTCGGCAGATGCACGAAACCCGGGCCGACTTCAGTGCGCGCGAGATCGCCGACCACGGCATCCTTCAGCACGTTGGTATTGATCAGCCAGACCGGCACATCGCCACGGCCACCCTGCTTGCGGTCCTTTCGATCGGACGCGTCCGGCCACGTGAGCGTCGCCGTCGGCGCGTCCAGTCGACTAGCACCCTTCACGAGCCTGAAGCGCTGATGCATGCGACGCCGACGCAGCCAGCGGAAGAACGCATATGCTTTCGCTGTAACTCCGGCTTTACCGCCTGAGTCGCACATCACGAGACGGGGCTGCATGCCACCGTATGAGCGGTCAATCACCTGCTCGCGAATCAGCTCCCAGTCTTCGAGATAAGCCGCTGGATCCAGAGCAGCAGTGCGGTCACCTTCCGGACGTTTGCTGGAACTGATCGTGAATCGATCTATCAGCCAGGACTCGAGACCGACGCCCCAGCCGAACACGTGCACCACGAAGCGCGCGGCCTGCACGTCGACCGCCGCCGTCAGGAACCGCACACCAGCCGGTACTGATCCACGCTCACATTTCTCGGTGCGACGCTGGATGTCTTCCGTCGAGCGTCTGTTCTCCGCCACTCGGGGCAGATAGGCCGCGCCCTGGTCGGTGTTGACGGTGAACTTGAGCGCCTGCTCTTCTCCGGTCTTCAGATATCCATGCAACGCCTGGAAATATTTCAGCAGCAGTGAATCCCAGCGCTGAAACGTGGCGCCCACACCGCCGAGCCAGTAGCTCGCGATCCGTGTGCCGCGGCGTTCGCCGGTGATCTGCCCGGCCTTGTCGATCGATTCTCCCTCGTGCACCCATCGGCCGCGGCTGTTCATATCGGAGCGCTGCTTGAGCTCGTGCAGCCCGCCGCAGTGGGTGCATACGACCTTCGCGTAGCGCTCGGCCATTGCAAGCAGGTTCTCAGTGAGCACCCGCTCTTCCAGTTCCTTGCGATCAGGCAGTCCGAATCCAGACAGCCCGGGCGCTGCTTGGAAGTACTCGCCACAGTGCGAGCAAGGCCAGAACCACCGCGCGCGCGTGCCGCGGTTGTAAAGTTCCAGGATGCCGCGCACCGGCGGCGCTTCGTGCGGCGTCGATGGCCGCCAGCGCGCGTCCAGATACTCGGCATCCGGCGAACTCTCGGCGAAGCACTTGCCGCGAGACATGAAAGTCTCGATGCGTTTGAACGCCAGGTCCCACATCGGACCTTCGCCATCGACGTTGTCGCGGTTCTCCGGTCGGTCGTAGTCGGTCAGCAGCACATAGCGCAGCGTCTTCGACGACAACTGCGACACCGCCGGCCAGCCGAGCTTCAGAACGATCCCCGACCGAAAGAACTTGTCGTAGGTGTTGTCGTCCTTCGCGCGCGGAGAGATCGCGTCGGCGAGTTCAGGCGAATGCCGGATAGCTCGATCCAGATCCATGCGCGAGAAGTCGCGCGCAGTGTCCTGACTCATCTGCGTGATGAGCGTGTCGCCTGGGGCGCACTTCACGATGTACGTGATCCCGCCCAGGATCAGGCTCATCGTCTTCGAACTTCGTGCCGGCCCCACGAACACGACACCCTGGTACTGCCGCGACCCGAACAAGTCGAGCGGCTCCAGCATCATTGGCGCCAGCGATGGATCCCACGGACCTTTCTCGGTCCGCAGATACTTTGCCGCGGCAGCGCTCGGCTTGACCCGCTGGGGCGCCCGGACGAGCTGCGCCGTATGGCGCGTTATGTCACGCGCGCTCGCGAACTTCGGCATCGCTTTCGTCGTCGGACAGCTGGGTGAACAGCGCCTCGCGGCACTCGTCGACCGCGCGCTCGATCCGCTGCACCAGGACGGCACTCGCTCCACAGTCCCGCTCGATCAGATCAGGAAGCGTGTCGAGCGTCTGCGCCACCACGCGCAGGATGCGCGCCTGCTCCTGCTCCACCTCGATCCGAGGAATCAGTTCGCGTGTTTCCTGGTCGAGCTTTAGTCGGTCGAGCTCGGCCTTGTAGTGCGCCTGCCGCTGATACGGCTCCAGCTTATCGGGATCGATTCGGCCATCATCATCCTTGAGCATCACCGCTTTCAGGACATCGCGAAGGCGGTAAACTGGGTGACCACCGCGCTTTCCACTCGGAACAGCGTTGGCTGCGGCGATCCGGCGCTGCACCGTATCCCTATCGAGCCCTGTCTCTTCAGCGATCTGGCGCAGGCTGCAGTGAATCCCGCTCGCCGGGAGTTCCGTCACGCTACCCATTGTGGTGGGATATGCGGTTGCAAAAACTGTCGAAATCCGCGCTCGTGGCGCC